TGCCAAAGTGGCCGCCGATCAGGTCGAAGATGTCACCACCGGAGTCATCGGCACGGTCGGTCCAGAGACCCGCCTTCTCGCCGGCGAGCACGACTTCCAGGCTGTCGCCCGGGCTGCCCAAGATGTCGCCGATCAGAAACTTGCCGCGCTTGACCTTGCCAGCGGGGAACAGGCTCATCAGCACCGATTCGAGCCGACCGAGCAAAGCGGCGCGGACATCGTCCCGGTCAGATGGCTGGTGTGTGGACACCGGCTGCTGTGCAACCGGTGCATCGTCATTGAAATCCAGCCCCGGTGGCCCGGCTGGGGGGTGGATGTGTTCTTCTTCTGTATTCATCGATTCGCGTTCCAGCAACGCTCTGCCCAAGCGCAGAACTTGCATTCAAAGTGGGTGGATTCGGCAAAACCGCGTGGCAGTAGCTCTCCGGCTTCGGTGGCCTGGATGACCTTGACGGCTCGGTCAGACATGCGCTGGGCCAGCCCCGCATCGAAGGGGATCAGCTCGGCATAGATTTCCATCGTGTCGGCGTTGACCGCCGTGAAGAGCGCGGGGTGCTCGTGCAGGGTCAGGTAGCTCTGGTAGACGGCGATCTGGGCGGCGTAGACGGGCTTGGCTAATGCCAGCTTGTGCTTTTGCAGCTCGCGCCAGGACTTGGCACCCAGGCACTTGTTTTCCCAAAGCGCCGGGTAGGCAAAGCCCTCCGGGCCGCCCACCAGTACGCCATCGACGTGTCCACGCAGACGGCCCTGGGCAACGCTGAAGCCGAACTGCCGGCCATCGGCATCCTCGGTTTTGAGGATGAAGCCGGCCATGCGCAGCCAGCGGATGACCATGGCTTCGGTCTGATGGCCGCGCTCAAAGATGCGCAGCAACCGGCCCGAAAACCCCTTGCCGGGGTCCACCGGTGCCTGCGCATACTCGAACTGCAACTGCCGCTCGCACGACACGCCCAGGCGGGAGCCACCCAGGTATTGGCGCGGCGGCGTGGCATCACGCTCTTGCTCCAGTGCAAAGTCCATCAGCGCCTCGATCTGGCCGGAGAGACTGGCCGATGCGTTGAAGTCCAGCATCAAGGCGTCTCCCAAGGCAGATCGCTTTCCAAATCGGCAAAGGGATCATCCACCGCAGGCTTCAAGCCACGCACCGGTGGGTACTTGGCTTCGGCGTGGTGGGCCACCATGGACTCGGTGTACCGAGTGACGATCGCGTCAATCACCTGCAGGGCCTCCTTCTCGGAGTAGGCTCCCAGCGGCTTGTCGAATCCGATGTCACCGGCCGCCTCGCCGAAGGCGCGCAGGCAGCAGCGCATGGCCGAGCGCTCAATGTCTGTGGCATCGATCATCTCGACCTCCTGGTTGAACCGTTGTGCATCGACCCAGTTGCCATACATCCGATGAAAGACGTCTTGGCACTGACGGCTGCAAAACACCCAGTCCAGCGGGTAGCGCTTGGCGTCCCCAATCGGGTGGCGGTTGTCGGTGTGTCCCAGCCCGCGCGCCTGGCGCGAGCACACCCAGCATTTGCCTCGCATGCATGTCGCCCTCCTCACTGAGCCCAGGTAGGTTTGCCGGTGGGCACCACAGGGCGCGCCTGTGGGGCTGGCTGCGCATAGGCGGGGGTGGGTTGCACCGGCGCGCCAGAGTGGCCACCACCGCCCCTGTGGCCGCCGCCTGCGGGGGACATGCCTATCAGGGGGACGTAGTCCTTGTGGTCGGGCTCAATGGCGACCTTGACCACGTTGCGATCCTCGCCCTTGCCATCCTTTTCGACATCGACGCGGGCCAGGAACTCGATGCCGTCCAGGTCGGCAAAGCTGTTGATGCGGCGGGCGGCGGCCGCCTGGGGTGAGTTGTCCTGCGGCTGGACGTTGCGGGCGCTGTTGAGCACCGCGCGGATGAAACTGCGCCCCATCTGGCCCCATGTCGGACCCTTGGGCGAGTGCAGACCGACGTTCGACCACATCTTGCGTTTGGCAAATGGGCCGTCGGTGACGACGAACTCACAGGCGAGATAGACCGCCCCGGTGTCGAATGACTGGGTGGCGTAGCCGCCGGTCCAGCCTTGGGTGTGGTCATCATGGCCACCGGGTTTGATGGTCATGCGCACGGGCACGGAGATGCCGCGCGGGATCAGGTCAAAGCTCCCTTGCTGGGCTTCGGCGTCGTTAAAGTCGCTCCAGCTGGCGGGAGCCGTGGCGTGGTCGTAGGTGTTCATTGGATGTCCTTTCAATTCGTGTTTTCTGAGGTGGGGGTCTGACCCAGGCACTTGGCGATGAGCCGACCCAGATGGGGTTCTTCGATGGGGTCCAGGCGGCCGCTGCGGTCTTTGCTGGGATAGCCAAAGCTGTTGTCCGCCCCCGTCACAAAGCCCCTGTAGGTCGATCCGTCGTCGGCTTTGAGCACGGCCAGCGTCACCACCTCATCGAGCACACCGGGCAGTTCCAGCGCGGTCTTGCTGCCTTCGAGCTGCAGTTGGTAGTAGCGGCGGTTGAAGTCGTCGGTCTTCTCTTCCAGGATCGCGACGTAGATGACGTGCTTGTCACGCACGTGCTGCAGGTGCGTGAGCGCCGTGATCATTTCCTGGCCCAGCAGCCCATAGGCACCACGGTTGTCGGGCTTGCCAGTCTTCTCGCTGAAAGCCTGCGGCTGGGTTTTGCACCAGGCCAGACACAGACGGGAGAGCACAGTCAGGCTGTCCACAAAGTAGGTGTCGTACTTGGCCAGTTGCGCCGGATCGCCGTAGGTGGCACAGACATGGTCGTAATGCGCCTTGGAGAAGGCCTGGTCAGCCGATGCGGTGGGCATGGGCCCGGCCAGGAAGACCACAAGGTCACGGAACTCCTGCCAGGTGCGCGGGCGCACCGTGTCACCCGGCCAGTCCTTGACCGAGAGATCGCCAGCTTCAAGATCCACGAACAGGGTGGTCTTGGGCGGCAGGGTTCGCAACTGCGTGGTCTTGCCCACGCCAGGAAACCCCACCAGGCCAACCTTGGCGCTGTGCCGTTCTTTGAGCCGTTCTTCGGCGGAGATGATGGGCAACATCACTGTGCTCCTTCACCAGCCGAGGGCTTGCGCAAGGTGAACTTGGCTGCCTTGGGCTTGACCGTACGCGCGGCCATGAAGGGCTGGCGAAACACCTCGGGCCAGGCCTTGAAGCGGGATTCGCTCACGCTGTACTTGGCCGAGATGAAATCGGTCGGATCCTGGCCGGCAGCCACCATGCGGCTCCAGATGGACTGAAGTGCCTTCTGGTCCCAGGACACGTCTTTGCTGACCTCGACCGTGACGTCGAAGTCGCCATCGATGACGTGGGTGGTACCGGTGTCCTTGTTCTCCGCGAGCAGCTGGGCCTTGGCCTGTTCGCCGTAGCGCATGTCCAGACCGGCCTGGATCATGTTGGACAGCGCCGCCAGTTCCGACTTGGCAGCCGCCTCGAAACGCTTGAGGTCGGCCACATGGGTGAGCGGCAGGTCACGAATGACCGTGGCCGACAACTCCATGAATGGCACGGGCAGTGAAATGCCGCTGCGCTGAAAGGCTGCCTCGAGTGCCGAGGTTTCGGAGGTGGTTGTGGTAAGCGTGCTCATGCGGCCACCGCCTTGCTGGTGCTGGCGCGCATGCTGTCTTCCTCGAAAGCACGGATGTCTTCGAGGCGATAGCGGACCTGACCGCGCAGTTTCAGAAAGATGGGGCCAATGCCCTCGGCACGCCACCGCTCGATGGTGGATTCACTGAGTTGCCAACGCTCTGCCAGCTGACTCTGTGAGATGTGTGTAACGGTTTCGGACGCTTGCACGTGAATCTCCTTGATGGTTGATGAGCCCTGGTTTCTGACCACTTGGGAGCGGCGCTAACCAGTGCTGGCATTGCATCAATCGAGATTCCACAAACCAGTCCTCAGAGTCCGCAGAAACAGTCCACAAATCTGCAGCGTGTACATCCGCCCCATCCCCAGAGCGGTGATGCATATCTTGCGTTCTGTCAGATATGGCTGTACACTTCTGACATTCGGAGTGATCCTATGAGCACGTTGAACAAGTCCATCCTGTCTGCCGCCGAAGCCCTGCCTGAGGGAGGCTTGCTCTCGCCCAAGGAGTTTTTGCACTTGGCCAGCCGTGCGGCGGTGGATCAGACGTTCTCCCGGTTGGCCCGCGAGGGGCGCCTCCTACGCGTTGGGCGAGGCGCCTACACACGTCCGGTCAACGGACGATTTGGCGTACGCCCCCCATCGACAGAGGCCATCATTGAAGCCATTGAATCGACCAGTGGCGAACTCGTTGTCAGTCATGGCGCTGCTGAGGCGAACGCACTGGGCTTGACCACCCAGGTCCCCGCCCGAGAGGTGTTCCTGACCTCAGGTCCGGCGCGCAAGCTGCAGTTGGGCAAACGAAAGATCGAACTCAAGCACGGCAACCGTTGGCAGCTGGCGTTGGGCAAGCGCCCTGCTGGCCGGGTCATTCGAGCTCTGTCATGGCTTGGCCCTGAACATGCAGGTGCAGCGCTCAAATCCTTGTCCAATAGACTCTCGACCGAGGAATGGCAAGCGATGCGGGCTGCACGCGCAACGTTGCCAGGATGGATGGCTCAAGCCGTCAGCGAAG